TCCTAATCAATTCTCAGCGATTAATTATTGGGAGAAGATCTGTGAGGGTGGCAGTATTACTAGAGAAGAAGCTACAACAATGTATGAGTTTTTGTTAAACATTGACCACGGCTACCGGTCAACGGACAGTAAAAAATGGAGTTTTGCACATCCAAATCAAGTATTTACTTTTGATGAATTACATTTAAGGTGTGGTATGCGAGACGAAAAGGGTCCTTGGACTGAGGTGTTTAAAAGAAAATTTAAAGATAAAGATAAAAAGTATTTTCAAAAACTTATGAAAGAAGGTGTAGATTTATCACAACCTCCTAAAATAATTATAGACACCATACACCAGGTAAAAGGTGGTGAAGCAGATAATGTTGTCCTGGCTAGCAAATGTAATTTTCCATCACACTTTGATAAAAAGAATTTAGCAGATAAAGTAAAAGAACTTAGGGTTTGGTATACAGGTGCCACTAGATCTAAAAGCACACTCCATCTGCTAGGTACCTATCATCAATATAATTTTCCATTAGGAAAATATTACAAACAATATGAGGCTAACTATGTCAGATAAAGATATGTTTGATGAAGCATTTCCTGATGGTACGCAGGTAGGCGGGAATCATTATAAACAATTTTTAATTCAACCTTGGACATTTATAAGAAAAAATGGTTTAAATCCATTTCAAGCAAACGTGATAAAGTATGCTTGCAGGTATTTAACAAAGGGTAAAACAATTGAAGACTTACAAAAAATAAAACATTACTGTGATTTAGAAATAGACCATTTAAAAGATGCCAAAAAAACAAAAAAGTAGAGTAATTAAATGTGAGATGTGTAACACATTACCATCAGTAATAATTCATAAAAAACTTTATTATTGTGCGGATTGTTATATATTTGAATGTAAAATTCCTATGAGTGATGCAATACAAAATTTATATAACCATGGACAAACTCCAAAACTTAAAAACTAATGATCTACGAATTTGACGTTCCAATGAAAAAGATTTCTGAACTTTTATCAATTGCTGAAAATGAAAAGAAAGCACTAAATAAACAACTTGCAGGAAATATTAAAAAAGAAATTGATCTGGAAAAATACACTTACTTACTGGAAGACTTTCTACTTCATAAATTATCAACAAGCGGTCCTCTATATCAAGAATTCAAAAAATTAAATATAATAAAACCTAATCCATTACCAGTAAAATTAAGAGAACTATGGGTAAACTATCAAAAGAAACATGAATTCAATCCAGTTCACAACCACTCTGGTATTATAAGTTTTATAATTTTTGCCAAAGTTCCATACTGGATGGCTGATGAACACAGAGCTAGTCCAGGAGTTGATGCTACAAGAAATATGTCAGGTGTTTTACAATTCATTGAACCTCTATACCCAGGTTATAATAACCATATAGAACTTATTAATTTTAATGTTGATGCTGGTTGGGTTGGTAAAGGTATGATGTTTTTTTCAAATTTAAATCATTGCGTATATCCATTTTATTCAAGCGATGATTATCGTATAACTTTTGCTGGAAATTTTTATTTAAGTAATGACACATCAGCTTAATTTTATTTATAATGATAGTGATTGGGTAGCTCCAGCAGAGTATCCAGACTTATCTCAAGCAACTGAAATCGCAATTGACCTGGAGACTAAAGATCCAAATATAAAAACAAAAGGACCAGGATGGGCAACCTTCGATGGTGCAATAGTTGGTTTTGCTGTGGCTGCACTTGGTCAACAATGGTACTTCCCAATTCAACATGATGCTGGTGGTAATATGGACTTAGCCATCACCACGGCCTGGATGCAAGATATTTTAAAAACTGATGCTACTAAAATATTTCATAACGCAAGTTACGATGTTGGTTGGCTGCTTGTTAATGGTTTTGAGATCAGAGGTAAGATAGTTGATACCATGATTGCTGCTGCACTCATCAATGAAAACAGATTTAGTTTTAGTTTAAATGCATGTGCTAAAGATTATTTAGGCGAAATTAAAAATGAGACGTTTTTGAATGAAAAAGCCAAAGAATGGGGAATTGATCCAAAAGCTGACATGTGGAGGCTGCCTGCGGGCTACGTAGGCTTCTATGCTGAGCAAGATGCAGGTCTAACCTTACGTTTATGGCAAGTGCTAAAAACAGAGCTATCTAAGCAGTCCCTACACGATGTTTGGGAAATGGAGATGGAATTATTGCCTATTTTGATAGATACGAGGCGAAGGGGTATAAGAGTCGATGAAGAGAAGGCTAGAGGTTTAAAAAAAGAATTTGTTAGTAAGGAAAAAACAATTTTACATGATATTAAAAAACAAACTACATTAGATGTAGACATTTGGGCTGGAAGATCAGTAGCGCAAGTGTTTGATCGAATAGGTGTGGACTACCCACGGACACCGAAAACCGGAGAACCAAGCTTTACACAAAACTGGCTAGTAAATTGTGATAACCCGATAGCGCAACTAATAAGACAAGCAAGAGAAATAAATAAATTTCATTCAACATTCATAGACTCCATTCAACGTTATGTTCACAAAGGTAGAATTCATTCTGAAATAAATCAATTAAGATCTGACCAAGGCGGAACTGTATCAGGACGTTTATCATACTCCAACCCTAACCTGCAACAGATTCCTGCAAGAAATAAAGAGTACGGAGATAAAATTAGAAGCTTGTTCTTACCTGAAGAAGGTAAACAATGGGGTAGTTTCGACTACTCACAACAGGAGCCTAGGCTTGTTGCTCACTACGCTGCATCTGTCAATGACCATTTTGAAGGTGCAGCGGAGTTCATAGAAGCTTACAAAAACGAAGCTGCAGATTTTCATCAAATTGTAGCTGAAATGGCAGGTATCACTAGAACACAAGCTAAGACAATTAATCTTGGTTTATTTTATGGTATGGGCAAAGCTAAACTAGGTAAAGAATTAGGTATCAATAAAGATAGAGCTGAAGCTTTATTAAGACAGTATGGTGAAAGAGTTCCATTTGTTAAAAGATTAGCTACTGAAGTAACTAACAGTGCTTCAAAATTTGGTTTTATTCGAACAGTAGGGGGTCGTAAATGCCGATTTGACATGTGGGAGCCTGCTACCTTCGGAATGAACAAGGCCATGCAATATGAGGAGGCTAAAGCGGTTTATGGAAACAACATCAGGAGGGCTTTCACATATAAAGCTTTGAATAGATTGATTCAAGGATCTGCTGCAGATCAAACAAAACAGGCAATGATAAATTGTTACAAAGCAGGATTTAAACCATTACTTCAAATTCATGATGAACTTTGTTTTTCAATAAATGAAGAATCTGATATTGCTGCAGTAAAAGAACTGATGGAAAATGCAATTGATACACTGAAAGTGCCATCAAAAGTAGATATTGCACTTGGTAGATCCTGGGGTGAGGCTAAAGAATAATTTATTCTTTGTCTTCTTTTTCTTTCTCCTCTTCTTTCTCTAATTCTTTTTCAGTTTCTTCTCTTAACTTATTAAGTTCTTTGTAATAGTTTGGGTGTTTCCATTCAAACATTTTGCTCTCCTCTTTTTTTTATTTTACTATTATACCACGAGCATATTTTTGGTTTTTGATTTTATTGAATAGTAGAGCGGTCACTACACCAGGGGTTTAATTCTAGATGCGACACTGAATGCTTTTTGGTTTAATTTAGTTATCTTTTATATCTGTATTAAAAGAAATAATAATTTTTGGTTCATCAAACTTATTTGGAGGAGATTTATGCTTCCAGTATGCAGGTATAGTTAAGATTTGTCCCTCACAAACATCAAAATTTTTCTCCCCCTCAAAATCTTTTATTTTAGTTTTAATATCATTATTAGGTAAACTTAAATAATAAATATTTGTAAAATGTGTAGCTTGATGTGTATGCCAATCGTGAAGATCATTTTTTTCATACCATTGAAACCAAGCGTTATGTAAATAAATTCCTGAATTGACATAATCAGAAAATTTATCTTTCCAATGAAAGTAAATATTTTTTATAAAATATTCATGCCAAGCCCTATAAAAAGTTGATGGTAAATTATAATCTGTATGTGAAATGTGTGAATAAGGATTTTTTGGAATTTGTTTTATTAGATTGATTATTTCTAATTTGTGTTTTTGATGTTCATGTACATCATATAAAAATAAATTATTATTTTTTATCATAAACTCATACTTATACCAGCTCGTGGCGTTAAGGGTATTACATTGTGATAAACTTGTTCAGGCACGTAAATTAAATCACCTTGATTTAAAGTAAATTTTTTATCATCAAATTCCCATTTTGTTTCACCTTGAACTTGCCAAAACCAAACATCCACGTTATCTTTATGTCTTCCGAATGTATTTTTTTCCACAGCAAAATTAAGATATAAATGAGCAACTTTTAAATTTAAAATATTTAAAACATTTTTAACTTCATTTATTAAATGTGCGTCATGACTTACAAAAAAACTTAAAGGTTTAGATTTAATCAAATTTTTATTAATTACTGAATAATTAAAATTATTTAAAATTGATTCCCAAGATGGAACTTGTTGATTAAAATTTTTAGTTATTTTAACCATTGTTTTAATTTTGTTTTAGTCCAAAAGTTTTTAGGTTTTTTTCGGGACATGGATAGCCTAGAGAATAATTGAAAAAAATAAAAATGCTAGTTTTTTTTTAACTAGCGATATCTAAAAGACCAGCTTTAGCGTCTTCCACACTTTGATCATTGATCTTTTTTCTAAGTTCTTTGATCTTAATGTCTATCCACTTCATGTCAGTAGTCACTCTACCCTGTGCTAACGCTTGTGTTGCCCATTTGGACTCCAACTGAAGTTTCTCCGATATTAACTTTTGTAGCATCTCGGTTTATCTCCTCAAAGGTTAAGAAAAGGACATTGGGATCATGGAAACCAGGGCCTTCTCTTTCTGTTACGTCACCTGAGTCAACCTTCTTTACAAAATCCTCAAGGACGGCCTTATCGTTCTCAGCCTCAAGCATCTCATCAATATATATATTTTTATAGTTTGCTTGGACGCGATATAGCTTCATGTAGTATTATATATCAAAAATGATGGTGAATGCAACTATTGGCTAAGTTTTGTCAAGCTCTTTACACTCAAATTTAATTGCTAATTTTTGTTTATTTGCAACGTTTTTATCAATTCCCGAAAAAATTTCTGCAGATGTTTGGTATCCAGCCATAGCACAATCCGACCAAGTATCGAAAGTTTCACGAGGATGCATCATATTCGGACATGTTTGTGTCAGAAAGCTGCAAAGGTGAATTACTAATAAAAATTTCATATCTATCCTATATTATCCTATTTTATTATTTACTTGCATATCCCATTAAAATAACTATATATCTTTTTATGAATATTAACAAAGAGGTTATCATGAAAGATGAAAAAGTAAAAGCTTCTGTAGGCGCTGACGAAAAGCTGCAGGATGCTTTGGTTTTAAGACCTGAATGGGAAATAAAACCTAAATCAATTGAAGCTGAAAATAGTTTTACAGTTTCATTCAGCGAAAAAACACGAGTGTTGTTACTTACAGTGAATGGAGATTACTACAAAAAAATTCCGTTGGACGATGCAACAGAAGGTAAAGTAAAATTCCATGAAGCTTTAAGTCATGTCATAAATAAATTTGAACTTTGGGGGATCCGTGCAAAAAATTAATATTTATTCGAAGTCACCAGAGTTTATAGAATTTATCAAAAAGATGGATTCTATTTTATCAAAGACGCAGCACCTTACACCTAACGGTAAAGGTATGGATGTTGAGGACCAACATTTCAAAGATCAACGTACAAGGTTAGCAACTGTGCGATTAGAATTTGAATGGAGTCATCCTGTATATCCAATCAATGAGTATGTAGCATCTGATTTAGTTTATTCAGAGA